TCAAGATGGAAGTGGCCGTCTGGGCAAAGGGTCAATACGGCACGATGCTTGGCGGCAAGATTAGCCCGGCTCGCCAGATTGATGCACCGGCCACGCCTAACCGCCCGAGGGACACGTTCGACGACAACGCGCCTTGGTAAGCCGTGTCTGACCGTGCCGTCATCACCCTGCGTTCACAAGCTGACCGAGACAAGGCCAGCAAGTGGGCGCAGGGCGTCACCATAGGGAGCAAGATTGTCTTTCATGGCCCGACACGAAGCATCGACCAGAACAGCGCCCTATGGGCCGCGCTCGGGGACATTGCAAAGCAGCGACCTTATCACGGCCTCAAACTGTCCCCGGACGATTACAAGCTGCTATTTATGGACGCCTTGGACCGTGAGACGCGCATGGTCCCGAACTTGGACGGCACCGGAATGGTCGGATTAGGCCGATCATCGTCCAGCCTAAGCGTTGAGGAATTTACCGGCCTGCTTTCCTTAGTTTTTGAATGGGGCAACCGGAACGGCATCAAATGGAGCGACCAACCGAATGAATGACCCGATCACCGCAGTCAGAACTTACGCCTGCGAGAAAAGCAGGGCCGCGCGTGACCGATGGCTTGCCCACCGTGCAGAGGCTGGAATGCCTGTGTTCCGCATCGCTGATAAGCATGGGGAGCCGCCGGGAGCGTTTATGCGGCAATGGGCTAAGGCGAGAAAATGAAACGCCCTTTGCCAAACGGCGCAAGCGTCGCGGAACGGCTTGCTGTATGGTCTGAGCCGGACCTTAACGGAGGCTGTTTGTTGTGGACTGGTGCGGTCTCCCATGGAGGGTATGGCCGCCTCTTTGTCGGAAAGAGCGTGTGCGCAGCCCACCGTCTGTCGTGGGAAGTTGCTAACGGCCCTATACCGGCAGGTCTTCACGTTCTTCATCGTTGTGACAATCCTCCTTGTATCAATCCTGATCACTTGTTTCTCGGCACGCCCGCCGACAACGCGGCAGATCGCGAGCGGAAGGGACGCGGCGCAAGGAATTGGCGAGCCAAACTAACCGCTGAAAACGTGTTGGCTATAACTGAGCAGCTGGGGCGGGGTAGGGATGTCGCCTACGTCGCTAATGATTTCGGCGTCCATCGAAGCACCATCTACGCCATAAGCACAGGAAGACGTTGGGGCGACGTTACGGGATTTCAAAAAGCGCAAAAATAATCACGCGGGCTATTGCGTAACCGGAAACGGTGTGGGATAAGGGTTTATCGCCAAGGGCAATCCCGCCCAGACCTTGGAGGGTCCGATGCAAACTTTCTCCGCTACCGACTACGCCATCCGCGCGGCAAGCGCCTCCCAGACCCTGCGTCTGGTCGAGCGTCCGTCGCGTTTTGGCGGCGCGTTTGTCGCTATCGAGGACGCTGTTGGCGTCATTGAAGTGGCTGACGATATGTCGGCTGCGCTGGCTCGTGTCGCACAGTGTGCGGCATGAGCGAGGAGTGGACAGCGGAGCAATGGCTTCAATGGTTGCGGCGCGGGCCTTCCGCTCCGCTTCCCTCCCGCCAAGGGCTAAACGATTGCGCCGATGCGCTGGCAAAAGCGATCAGCAATCTTCGGCGTCTGGAAGACCCAGTAGGCCACAGAGAGGCTGCCGCATGACCGCCACCCTCCGCACTCAACGCGCCCGTTCCCGCCAAGCCCAGTCAGGAGCAAAGCGTGTCGAGGTAGTGCTAGACGCTGCCCACCTCGCCGTCCTGCAACAAATCAAAGACCGTTACAGCTACACAACGTCAGACGCTATTTCCTACGCCATTAGCGCCGCACTGGTGGTTATGGCGCGGGACACCCCATTGAGCAGCTAGGAGGTAGAGGGCCTAGTGGGCGCGGAATAACGGGTTTCACCGGACCCGCCGCGCCCTGCTCATTTTTTTCGTCCCTCACGCATTTTCCTATTGCGTAACATCTGCCCATATGGGACAAGGGTTCATCGGCGCAGGGCAATCAAGCACTAGCCGGAACGGAACCGACAAGATGATTACCGCAAACGCCGCCATCACCGTCCAAATCGCCCGCCTGATGGTCTCGGGCATGACCGCTCAAGACGCAATCAAGGCCATCTGCGGTGCTGACAAGTTTGACCAGATGGTTTCCGACCTTTACGAAAGCCTCCGCGCAAAGGGAGCCGCATGACCCCGGCAGATAAAGCCCTCGCCGCCTTGCGGGTAAGCGAGGGCAACATCTTGAGCCAATGGCACTGTGCTGGACGAGAAGTGTTCGAGCCGTTTGGCCCGTGGCTGGCTCTTGTCCGTTCCGCCATTCTAGCCTTGGAGGCGCCGCATGACCGCCGCTGAATATCGCGCAGCCCTCGCCACTCTCGGCCTGTCGCAACAAGCGGCGGGCCGGTGGCTTATGGTCAGCCCCAAGACCGCCCAGAACTACGCCAAGCTTGGCCCAAGCGGTCCAGCGCACCGGGCTATCCTGATGGCGCTTAAGCACGGCTTGACCGAATGACGGTCACAAGGCATCATCCCCCTCGCTCTATGTCTGAGGCTACGGCAAAGGCTAGATGAAAAAACACGTCCTGAACTGCGCCCGCCGGATAGACGGGCAGTATTCCGTTATCATCGCTGACACTTGCGGCGCTAAGAATATGCGCGTCGTCCTATCCGACAAGCCCGTAAAGGCCGGGACAGACGTTCAAGTCAGTGAAGGCAAGGTGGTTCACTAATGGCCCGCCGCAAAAAGCCGACAGACCCGCAGGACATGGAAACGATTGCCGAACGCCGGGCCGAACGTCGCGAACTGGAAAGCCGTGGCATCGTCGTTAATGTGGACCCGCGCACCGAAGAGATAACCGCTCGGTATCGTCCCGACTGCTTCACAGTCCTGCTGAAAGGGCGCCCAGACGAACAAGCGGCGGTGCAATGGTTAGAGACCCTAATCCGCACGGCATCTGGCGAGAACGGTTCCGACCGTCGCCCTGATTATATTCGAGGCTCATCCGAGGGAGCGCCGGGGCAGAACATTTCACAGGCTATGATCGACGCTGACTTGTATCTGGTCGCTGCGGTTGAGGCCCTGCCCCCACAATGCGCCCGGATGCTCTTTGATCTGCTGAAGCCCGATCAAGCCCTCTTGTCCCGCTGGCGTCCGATTGTTGAGCGATGCACCGGAGAGACGAACCCGGTCGCACAAGGCGCGGCGGTAAGGGCGGCTTGTGGCCAGCTTCGATGGGTGCAGGTTAGTATTGACCGTCTGGTGAAAGAGCGTCGCGACCGTCGGCTGGCCGCTTGACCAGCGATTAAGTTCGTGCAAGAATATTTGTCATTGGGGCGTTTTGACGCCGCGATAGGTTCTTAGCAGGACTTGCCGACCGACCCACGGAAGCGGCCACCTAAAAACGGTCGCATCGGGTAAGGACAAAGACGCCGCATCAGACCGGCGTGACAAAACCTCCCGGCCAATCCCAATCCGCGCCCAGCCGACACGTTCCCCCGGCCCACAGGCATTTAGACAAGAGCGGTTGAGGCGCGGATGCCTGCTGCTGTCGGCGCTGCCGCGACGTTTGAAAAACTAGACAGTTTTCAGGCTGTAGGGCGCTATGAGGGCCAGCCTATGCGAATAACAATCCTCAAGCGTGGCGGTCTTTCCGTTTACGGCGGCTTCTATGACGCCAAGCGCAATGTGGCGGTTGCTGATTCGGCCACTCAACAATCCGTGCAGCTTTTGTATCCCGAAACGATTACCGCGCTGGCCATTACCAGTGACGGCCTTTCCGCTGGTCCTGTCACCATTTCAGGCAAGACCGCCACTTTCACCATTACTGGACAAGGTTGGCTTGAAGCCGTCGCGACGATGGGTTCCGACCGTCCCAGTGTAACCATTGAAGCCGAGCCTTTGCTTCGGTCGGGGAGCGACTATGTCGGTCACTAAATATCACAGCCGCGCGCCGGTTAAACTGACGACGGTAACGCCGGACAACCCGCTTCCTGTCGCGCCCGCGAACATCACCACCAAATTCCGCGAGGCGTTCGAAGACCCGACGCTGGCAAACTTTGTCCAAGTCGTCGGCACGGGCGATATTGTGCAAGTCGAGGGCAACTTTGGCTGGCCGTGTCTTATGTCGATGAAGATGGCGTGACGACCACGCAAGCCACATCCGTTGACGAAAACGCCCAGCCCAAGCGCAAGGCCAAAGCGAAGGCTGTCAGCGCTCCTGTTGAGGAAACCGAGTAGTTACCACATAACCATTTCAGGGACCGGCTCCCTGATTATCGCTTTCCCCATTGGGGGCGATAGACCCTAAGCGGTCAAAGAAGCCGAGAGCGCCCGCAAACCACTTTGCTGCGGCGTTTAGAAAATAGGCAGATTTCACGATGGCCAAACAAGGCGGCGCTAGGCCCGGCGCAGGACGTAAACCGGGTGCGATTAACAAGGCAACGGCTAAAGCGCGAGAGGCGGCTGAGGCTGGCGGTATGATGCCGCTGGATTTCATGCTGTCAGTAATGCGGGATGAACTAGCGGAACGCAGCGAGCGGCTGGATATGGCCAAGGCTGCTGCACCTTACCTTCACGCCAAGCTAACGAGCATTGAGGCGACGGTTGACGCTGACGTGACGTGGCTTCCGTCCGTGGTTGAGTTTGTGGCCCCGGATGCGAGCGCAGATTAAGGAACTGCCCAAGATCACCCAGAACTTCGCCAGACCGGCGCGGACAAGGGTTTTTAAGGGTGGTCGCGGTTCTGGTAAGACAAGGGGCCTAGCCCTTCGTTCGGCCTTGCGGGTTTATCAGCTTGCTGAAATGGGCGTTGAGGGTGTTTTCCTTGCCAGCCGCGAGCATCTTAACAGCCTCGATGAATCCTCGATGGAGGAGATCAAGGCGGCTATCCGTTCGGTCGATTGGCTACACGGCTATTTCGAGATTGGTGAGAAATACATCCGCACCCGTAACCGGCGCATTTCGTATGCGTTCGCGGGCCTTCGGCACAATCTGGACAGCATCAAATCCAAGGCGCGGATTATAGGCAACTGGACCGATGAAGCGGAGAGCGTTTCCGAGGTCGCATGGCGCAAACTTATTCCGACAATCCGCGAAGGCGGCAAGGGGTGGGTTGCGGAGAACTGGATTAGCTACAACCCGGAACGGGACGACAGCGCGACGCATCGGCGCTTTGTGGCGGACCCGGCGGATGACTGCATCGTTACGGACATCAACTGGCGTGACAATCCGTGGTTCCCGGAGGTTCTGAACCTTCAGCGGCTAGAGGACCAACGGCGGCGTCCTGACGTTTATGCCCATATCTGGGACGGAGAGTTCAAGCGGCTGGATGAAGCCCGTGTCTTTCGGAACTGGCGGATTGATGCATTTGACACGCCGAGCAATGCGGAGTTCCGCTTCGGCGCTGACTGGGGCTTCGCGGTTGACCCTACGGTTCTGGTCCGGTGCTATCTGGATGGCCGAACGCTTTACGTCGATCAATGCGCTTGGGAAGTCGGGTGCGAGATTGACAAGACCCCGGCGCTATTCGACCAGATCGAAGGCTCCCGCAAATGGACGGTTACGGCGGACAGCGCGAGACCTGAGACGGTTTCCTATATGCGGCGGCAAGGCTTCCGCATTGTCCCGGCTATCAAAGGCCCCGGCTCGATTGAAGACGGGATAGAGTTCCTTAAGTCATTCGACATCGTGGTTCACCCGCGATGCCAACACGTTGCAGATGAACTGACATTGTTCTCGTTTAAGACAGACAGCATGACGGGCGACGTTTTGCCCGTGCTAGAAGACAAGAATAACCACACCATAGACGCTTTGAGATATGCCCTTGAGGCATTGCGGCGGACATGGAAAAAGCCCGTTCTGGCACCCGCGCCCGTTAGGGACCGATGGGACCGCAGACGAGAGGAAGGCCCGAATTGGAAAACAGCCTAGCCTCACAAGACGGCGGACGCCTCGCCAAAGTCATTGGCTATTTCGAGGAAGCCGAGGAGGCGACGCTTGACGCCCGCACCAAGTCGGAGCGCGACCGCGACTATTACGACGGCAAGCAATGGACCGCTGAGGAAATAGCGGAACTGAAAAAGCGCGGGCAACCGGCCATTGCGTTCAACGTCATCAAGTCGCGGGTTGAGTTCCTGCTTGGCCTTGAGAAGCAGCAGCGGCGCGACCCGAAAGCCTATTACCGTAATCAGCCCGACCAACCGGCGGCGGATGCCTTTACGTCGGGGTTGCGCTTTGCGGCTGAAGCGGCAGATTTCCCGGCCAAGCGTTCGCGGGCATGGAAAAACATGGTCGTGGAGGGCTACGGCGGCGTTGAGCTTTACGCCGAGCCGGACGGTATTGACTACGCGTTGAAGATGAATGCTATCCCTTGGGACCGCATTGTATTTGACCCTCATTCGTCGTCTGAGGACTTTTCCGACGCTCGCTATCTGGGTCAGGTTCTATGGATGGACCTTGAGGAAGCGGTCGAGAAGTATGGCGAGGAAGCCCGCGCCATTCTGGAAACGACCTTGGCGGGTTCGCCGCGAGCGGGTGAGACATTCGACGACAAGCCTCGCTGGACCGTCTGGGGCGACCCCAAGCGCAAGCGGGTTCGGGTTGTCAGTCTTTGGCACAAGGAAGCCGGGCGCTGGTATCTGTGCGAGTTCACAAAGGCGGGCGAGCTTTTCTATCAGGAAAGCCCGTATATGGACCGGGATGGCCGTAGCCTTTGCCCGCTCATTCTAGAAAGCGCGCACGTTGACCGGGATAACAACCGTTACGGCGAGGTCCGGCATCTTGTGGACCCGCAAGATGAGGTCAATAAGCGCCGCTCCAAGGCCCTTCACCAATCGGTAAGCCGTGGCGTCATTGCCGAGGCTGGCGCGGTTGAGGACGTAGGCAAAACCCGCAAGGAACTGGCCCGCCCTGACTTCTACGTTGAGGTCATGCGTGATGCCCGTTTCGAGGTTGTGGACGGCATCCAGCTTGCGGCGGGTCAAGCGGCCCTCCTTAACGATGCAATGGGCTATATTGCGCAAGCTGGCCCGAATAGCGCCCTTCTTGGTAAGGGCGTCGAGAGCCAATCGGGCCGCGCCATTGAGGCGCAACAGTCCGGTGGCATGGTGGAAATGGGCGACCTGCTGGATGCGCTTCGTCGCTTCGATCAGCGCGTGTTCCAGATGCTCGCCAACATGATGCAACAGTTCTGGACGGCAGAACGGTGGATTAGGGTAACGGATGATGAGCTATCGCCGCAGGCTGTTGGTCTCAACGTCACGCAAGTCGATGAGTTTGGCTATCCGGTCCAGCAACAGAATGCCGTTGCAGACATGGACGTGGACATCATTATAGCGGACGCTGAAAACGTCATCACGATGCAAGGCGAGGCTTATCAGGCGTTCGTGACGACCCTGCCGATGCTGGCGCAGATGCCGCCGCAGTTTGCCCAGATTGCGGTTAAGACACACCCGGCGTTGACATCTAACCAAAAGCGGGAAATCCTTCAGGTTCTAGAGGGTATGGCCCAGCCGAACCCGCAAGCGCAGGCGGCGCAACAAAGTCAGATGCAAATGCAACAGGACATGGCCGCAGCGGACATCGAGAAGAAGCGCGCCGACGCATTCAAGAGTATGGCCCAAGGCGAGGAAATCGCCGGACGGACTATGGCTCCACAGTTCCCCGATCAGGGGCAGTTCATCGCCGCATAAGCGGAGGTCCGTCCGGGCCGGTAAGCCCGAGAGGTAGCGTCGAGAGACGCCACATATCGCATGATCGACAATGAAGCCCCGACCCATGAGGTCGAGATGGAGCCGACTGGTATTGAGGCCATTCTGGCGGATGACCAGTCGGTTCCTGTGGAGGCGCAAGCCCCCGTTCAGGAAGCCGCCTCGGAGGCTAAACCGGAGGCGAAACCAGAGGCCGAACAGCCGTTCTGGTATCGCAAGCAACTAAAGAAGGAAAAGGACCGTGCAGCGGCTCTTGAGCGCGAGCTTGAGCAAGCCCGTCAGCAGGTTCCGCAACAGCATCTGCCGGACCCCCGGCAAGACCCAATCGGTCACTTTGAGACCATGCGGGTGATGGACAGACTTGAGCGGTCGGAGGACCGTTTCGTCGATAAGCACGGCGAGCAAGAGTTTGACGCGGTGAAGGAATGGCTGACGACGCGCCCCGATATTGAGGCGTGGGCCATCCAGCAGCGTCACCCTTGGGGGTCGGCTTTCCAGCAATACCAGCGAGAGAAACTCTCGGCTGAGATCGGGGACGACCCGAACGCTTGGCGCGAAGCCGAGCGCAACCGCCTTCGGGCAGAAATCCAAGCTGAGTTTCAGGCGTCCGCGCCGATGGCCCAGCCCCGCATTCCCGCGCCCGCATCGGGTCAGCGGTCTGTCGCGCCGTCGCGCACAGGTCCGGCCTTTGCGGGTCCTACGCCGATTGGGGACATCCTCAAGCGGTAACAATCACGCCCGCGTCGGACGACGCCGGTATCTCATAGAAAGACACGAAAATGGCAGACACGGCCCCGGCTACCGGCCTTGTGGTTCAACAGTGGGAAGACAAGTTCTTCACCGAGTACCTGCAAGACCTCCCCATCAAGTCCATGATGGGTTCGGACGAAAACTCCGTCATCCAGGTCAAGGAAGACCTGACCAAGAAGCAAGGCGACTCCATCACCATCGCTCTCGTTAATCGCCTGACCAACGCCGCTGTCACCGGCACCTCGACGCTGGAAGGCTACGAAGAGGACATGGCGTCGCGCTCGATGCGCGTCTACGTCAACAAGCGCCGTAACGCCGTCCGCATCGCTGAAATGAGCGAGCAGAAGTCGGCTATCTCCCTCCGTGAGGCCGCCCGCGCGACCCTCAAGGATTGGGCGATGGAAGACACCCGTGATCTGGTCATCACGGCCCTCGGCTCGATTAACGGTGACATTTCGTTCACCGCGTCGACCGAAGCCCAGCGTGACGCTTGGCTGGTGGACAACGTGGACCGCATCGTCTTCGGCGCTGTCGCGGCTCCCTCGGCCTCCGACTTCTCGTCGGCGGTTGGTGACCTCGACACCACGGCGGACAAGTTCAGCGCCACGGTGCTGGATGCGGCCATCCTGAAGGCCAAGACCGCCAGCCCGAAAATCCGTCCGGTTCGCGACGGTGGCAACGGCAAGCGTTACTATGTCGCGCTCGCCCACCCTGCCGCCTTCAAGGACCTGCGCGACAGCCTCGACACCGAAGTTCTGGCCGCTACCTCGGTCCAGATGGAAGGTTCCAAGCTGTTCGAGGGCGGCGACCTGATGTGGAACGGCTGCATCGTCAAGGAGTGCGACAATATCCCGGTTTACACGAACCTGGGTAACGGCGGGACCACTGAGGTCACCCCGGTCTATCTCCTCGGCGCTCAAGCCGTCGCGGTGGCCTATGCCAGGCGTTGGCGGTCGAAGACCGAAGACTTCGACTACGGCGACAAGTACGGCGTGGCCATCGACGGCATCTATGGCGTCCGCAAGGTTCTGTTCGGGACCGGCTCGGGCGACACGGACGATCTGAAAGATCACGGCGTGGTGAGCATCTTCTGCGCCACCACGGCTGCCGGTAACACAGTCGGTATCGCCGCTTCGTAAGCGTAACGGGGGCGGGCCTTAACGGGTCCGCCCCTTTCGTTTTCCTCACACATGAAAGGGACACGTCATGGCGACTGTCACCGCTACCAGGGCCGCTTCGACGTTCCCTGCGTTCAAGGCCAACGGCGCGGGCATCCTGTGCGCGGCTTACGGCTCCTACGACTTCGCGGCCGAACCGGCTGCGGCTGACATTCTGGAAATCTGCAAGGTTCCGGCTGGCGCGGTCATCCTTGGCGGCTTCATCCGCGCGGAAGACCTCGACTCCGACGCCAGCGAAACCATCGACATTGACGTGGGCTATGCGGCCAACGGCGCTGTCGCTGCGGACCCGGACGCGTTCGGTAACTTCGGCGTCCAGACCGGCGATGCGGTCACCGGCTATCTGCCCGAGGGCGGCGTTCTGCTGCCCCTGCACGGCACCCTCAAGGACGGCCCGGTCACGCTGACCACGGAAACCACGATCACGGTGACCTTCGTTGACGACCCGGCCACCTTCGCGGCTGGCACCGTCACCGTCGTCGTTCACTACGTCGTTCCCTAAGCGTCGGAGGCGTCGATGACTCGCGCTGAAGCAATCAGACAGGTTCTCGAAAACCTGCGTGTCATCGACGCCGTCTCCGAACCGGCTGCGGAGGATTTCGCTCGCGTGGGCCGCCGCGTCGATCAAGAGCGCGCCCGGCTGATGGATAAGGGTTTGGTCTGGTGGGATGAAGACAGCATCCCGGACGCTGTGGCCGGTGCCTTTTGTGACCTTGCCTCGGTGCGGTCCATGAACATTTTTGCCAAGTCGTATGACGCGACCGGCGCGGAGGCCATGATAGCCGCCGCTAAATCGAGCGAGCGCCGTGAGTCGGTGCGGGCGACCTATTACTGATGCGCGTTCCGCTTCAGATTGGGAAGCAAAGCGGCGAGGCGCTATCCCCGGCGGTTAGTGCCGAACGACTGATTAACGGGTATCTGGAACAAACGCCGCAAGGTCGCGAGCCGACGCCGGTTTATGGGACGCCG